TATGTAACGATTGCTGAGCAGTTACGATGTGCAAGCAAACCACGAATGAATGTAGTCTTGCCAGTTCCTGGAGGTCCAATCAGTAAGAGAATGTTCGCAGAAGATTCCATGTAACGATCGTAGTAATCATTAAGTGATTCGCCATTAAGGAATGGATACATTTCTTCAACAGGAAGACGATCACGATTTAATGGAACATTTACAGAGTTACCATCACCACCATAAATCCATTCAATGTATGAAGTTACAACAGAGAAATTCTCTTCAACAATTTCGATGATATCATCTGCAAAATCAGTGTCACCAAATGCACGAACAGTTGTTGAGTTGGAGTTTACATCGAACTTAATGAAGTTGTTTGTTTCTTCCTCGATGATAAATCCATTAGAAGAATTTGTTTGAACGAAAAGAAAATCTTTAAAGTTTGCTTCTGCCCAATGTTTCCATGTGTCACGATTCGCTAAAACAGTTGTCTCTCGTTGAACTGTTGAACGATTAGCAACTACACGACGCTCCATAATCTTAGATGTGATTAAATCATCAAAATCAGAAACACCTAAAAATATTTTATTTTCTTCCATAATATCTTTCAAATTAAATTGATTATCAAATGCATCCCATGTATATTTTCTGATAAACTTTTCAGCACGCTTTTTTGTTCTTACTTTAGATCTTCTATGTGCTCTTGCTAGTGCTGGCTGAAAATTAACAGAGCCGTCACCCAAGTCACGAATCAAGTCTCTTATCGATTTGCTCACTGTCATCATCTTCACCTATAAAGTCATCTAGATTTACTTGTTTCTTTTTCTTCGCTTTTTTGCGTTCGATAAATGTATCATCGAATGTATGATTCTGTTGCATAAAATCTAGATACGCATTATGAAAATCACCACCCTCATCACCTTCTTGCAATTCGAATGCTTCAAATGGCATGTCTTGAATTAACTTACCTTTAATATAACTCTGTTTCTTTTCTTTGGCTATCCTACGCAAGAATGCATAGTAGATAATCTGAGTAAAGTATGCAAATGGATTATTAGATTTCGTTGGATCAAAGTTATCAATATACTGAATGCAATTTTCCACACCATCAAGAATCATATCATCTCGATAAGAGTAGTTTATAAAATTGGGTTTATAAGATAAGTGAGTTGCGATCTTAAGAATGCATTCGCCAATGTAATTACTTACTTGTGGTTTGGGTAATCCATTTTCTTGAGCATGCTTAACTTTCGCTTTCATCTCAACGATTGCTGCTAAGAAGTCAGCGTTATTTACATAGTGAGCCATACATACAGTTTCCTCATATAATTCAAGTTATTCATAAGTATACATCAAAGTTATTGAAAAGACAAATCTTTTTTATTGTTACAATTTAGATTTGCTTTTTTATTTGTCTTGGGGCATAATCACTGTGTTAGGGTTGATAGGGAAATTAATGTAGTGTATCGTTTCCTTGAACATAAGTTCTTTCTTCCTCTTTCTCTATCGGTTCACCACCGACAATCTCCTGTAGCATATTGATTCTTTTTCTAACTTCTTCTACAGTAAGAGGTTCATCTTCCCAAGTAAGTTCTTCTTTGGTTTCTTGTGTTCCGTTTTTTGACATGAATGATACTTTCTCATGCTCTGCAACAATACGACGATAGTGAGGAATAAAAAGATGATGCAGTTTCTTACAAAAGACTATATCTTTTTTATGTATTACAAAAACTTTATCATCGGAGAATTGGCAAAGCGGAGATGCCGTGATGTGTTCACGATTTGCTTCTAAGACTGGAATGGTGCGAATGCACATTGGAGTTTCAAGTAGAATTGCATCGTCATCTTCTTCACGCAAGACAGCCATCATCTGCTCACCAGATGTTAATTTTAAAATAACATATAGTTCTGTGCCATCTAACATAAGTCCACCTCTACTATTTTAGTTTTAAATTCTTCTTCAGCATAAGTTTTATACCTTTCTGCTGCATGATTTAGAGTATGGTTTTTCCAAGACTTCCAATGAAGGTCATCCGCTATATCAAATAGATTACAGGATGTTTTGCCATCTTTTAATCTTAATCCACGACCAATACTTTGCAGATTTCGAATCTTGGATTTACTTGGCGATGCGAAAACGACATTCTCGATAGACGGTATATTGATCCCAGTTGAGAATGTACCAAAACTAGCAATAATAATAGCATCACTTTCGTCCTCTGTAATGTGACGAATTGCTTCACGATCGATGACTTCTGTTCCACCATATACAAAAAATACCTTTCTTGTGTCATGTGCTTTATTCTTAATTAACTCGTAGAGAATCTTTCCATGTTTTTCAACATACTGAAATAGAACAAGTGTGTTTCCTGTTGAATTGATTGCGAGATTACGAATAAACTTATTTCTTTGTTCGCAACCTACAAGCCAATCAATTTCCTCTTGGTATGTATTGTTCTTTCTTTCCTTACGAATCTCTTCTGAGTATTTCAGAATAAGACACATAATATTTAGGTTTGCGAGTTTATTAGAATCCATCAATGCTTTGGTGGTTGTTACCCTATGGATTGGACCAAAGATCCCTTCCAATACCAAACGATGGACTTTTTTGTTATCGATAGTACCAGTGGTTCCAACTCTATAACGAATTGAATCCATCTTTTCCATAACAGTGGTTAAAGACTTTGCTTTAAACTGATGTGCTTCATCACCAAAGATAACATCAAATTGTTTGAACCAAGACTTTGGCTGTAGATAAACTGATTGCCATGTAGTGATTAAAACATCTTTAGTAAATTCTTTAGTGAATCCACTATACAATTTTTGACAATGTTGTTTTGTTTCCCAACCATTGGCAGAGGAATAATCTTCAAAGTCAGTATACAACTGCTCAACCAAAGATGTTGTTGGAACTATGATGATACATTTGCGATTGTTTTCTAAATGCCAACGCATCGTTGTATAGATGATAAATGATTTACCTGACGCAGTTGGAGATAGTAGAAGTGTTCGTTCTCTATCAAGTGCAGTCTTTACTGCTTCAACTTGATAGTCACGAATCTCGATAGGTTTACCATGTCCCATCGGATCTAATGATTTGGCATAATCCTCAATCTGTCCATGAGTTATACCATTGGATGTAGAGATATCTGTTTTGTATGTAACAGGATAATCGTTTCGTTCGCAGAACTGCTGAACATATTCAATCAAACCAATGTAAAGAGTTTTTCTTACTTGGTCATATAAACGAACTTTACCATCCCATAGTCTGGCACGATATTGTGGTGTAAATCTTGCACCTGGATATTCATAGGTAAAGAAGTCTGTTAGTTCTTGTTCAATACTAGCATCAGAAAACACACGCATGTAGACTTCATCTAACTTCTCAATAGTTACCATTACATTCCTGCCAAGAATTTCTTCCATTCAACTGCAGTTTTAATCTGCCAGTCTCTGGCTTTAATTTGTTGAAGAACTGATTCAAGAAAATAAATCATTGTCTCAAGATATTTAATTTTGATTTCCATAGCGTTGAGTTCAGCATCGCCTTTTAGGAATTCATCCATTTCATTCTTGATTGGTTTGACACCTTGCCATTGATTCCACTGCAGATCTTGTAACTCTTCACGAGAAAGTTCGCCACGATAGTAACGAAACTTATTCTTACGAGTTAGATTGTAATCTGATGAGAGTTTGGTGTGCTTGAGTTTAACCTGCACAAGCATCTTTACATACTTGGCATGTAGTTTGGGAGTTGCTGTGGAATTTTCACCGAGATAATTATCATCAATCTCGCAGTCTTTGTCCCACTCTTCTTGCAATTGTTCAATATTCATAATAACCTCAAATTTATATAACTGCTATTATACCGCAGTTATTACAAAAAAGCAAATTTGTCTTACAAGAATTTGTAAAATCCGTATCGGAAAGTTGCATTTCCAATCAGATATTGGACATCATTATTTGTTCCTGCAAATTGCAAAGAATCTAATGAAACTGGAAACAAATCAATAAATTGTACTGTTCTTGCAGTAACATTATTGGCTGTTAGAATTTGTAGCGTAGCATCAGAATAATTTTTTGCTAGTTCACTATAATTGTTTGTATCACCATCAACAAATGTTACATATTGATCATATGATTCTGGGAAACCAAGAGCAACAATCCAATTATAGATTGATTGATAGTTTGCCATCTGCTCATCAACTAAAAATTGAACAGTTAATTGATCATATGTTAGTGTTTCGCCTGGAATTGGAGCAACATTAAATGGGTTACCAAATTCTGGTGCACCAAGTGTAATACCTGGAAGATTTACAGATTGACAGAAAAATGAAATGTTTGGTAATTTCTGAATACCAAACATAAACCCATTAGGCGATAACGGATTAATATTAGTTGGAACAGGACATGAAATTGTACTAGCCATTTTGTCTCTTCTGGATAAGTGTCATACTATTATTTAGGAATAAAAAAGAGGGATCCGAAGATCCCTCTAAAGTACCGCTTCTATGTCGGCTTAGTGCCAACTCGATGGATTACATCAAGTTAGTTACTTTAACACGACGGTAGTAGTAGTTCACATTGGCAGTTAGGTTATCTTCACCGCCTGTGCCATCGTCAAGATTAACGAATGGGTTAGCTACTAGACCGTAACGAGTCTTAAAGCCAATCTTTGGTTGGAAGCTGTTTGGATCAACAGCACGAACCATTTGTAGTGGAACATATGGGCAATAGAACAAACCAGCATCGAATGCTGAAGCACCTTTGTAACCAACAACAAAGAACTGAGTTGCGGACACATTGGCTGTGTATGGATCAACATACACTTTGTACTTACCATTTAGAACACCAGCAAAAGTAGTAGAAGTGTCATCGATGTTCAATGCACTGTTACCTTGTAGAGCTGGAGTGTAGTCAAGAACACCAGCCATCGCTAGAGCAGATGCAACATCTGCAGAAGTGATGATGAAGTTACCACGACCACGACGAGTTTGTTGACCAATCGCATTTGCTTCACGCTCGATTTGGAACATCAAACCTTTGAACTTCTCAACAGACCAACGACCATTAGAATCAGTATCTAAGTCGAAAGTACCAGCAGTAGTAGTACCAACTGCAGCACCAGCTTTTGCTGTCTTGTAGATTGTACGGATAACTTCACGATTGATTTCAGCTAGGATTTCTGTTGAAAGGATGTTGCTCAATTCACCTTCAGCATCAAGACCATGAACGCTCTTCATATCTTGTGCTAATTCGATTGAGTACTCAGCTTTCAAAGCACGAGTCTTAGCAGTTACAGAAGTCTTCTCGATAGAGAAAGCCATTGCACCGAAAGAACCATCACCAGATCCACCTTGACCTAGACGCTCTGCTGCAGATGTTGCTAGACCAGTACCAGTAGTTTCAGAACCACCGAAGTCATAAACACCAGAGTGAGTGCCAGTACCAGCGAAGTCTGTATCAGCTTCGTTGAATAGAGCCTCAGTACCACCTTGAGTGCTGTAGCGTGACTTCATTGCGAAGATCAAGCCAGTTGGTTGAGTCATTGGCTGAACACCAGCAACATCATAAGCGATAAGTTGTGGCATTGCACGACGAACTAAAGAGATTAGAACTGGATCAAACTTAGCAAAACCGCCAGTGTCAGCATAAGAGCCAACAGCGTTAGCTGGTGCAGCTTCGTTCAACTCGCCCATTGCTTCGTGACCACGACGCAATTCACGCTCTTGGTTCTCTAATAGAACTGCAGTAACTTCCTTACGGTAGTTATCTTTGATTGGAGCAGCAGCTTCTGATTCCAGAATTGGAGCCCACTTTTTAACTAAATCTTGACGAATAGTCATTTTGTTTTCCTTTATTTATTTTTTGTTGAGTGCTGATAGATACGCAGACATAGTTGGATCAAGTTTTGGCTTGTTCTCTTCTGTCAACGATTCTACTGGAGCATCAGTAACAACTGATTTAACATCAGCAGTTGCCTTTGTTGTGAAATAATTTTCACGGATAGTCTTTACTTTAGTCTCAAAAGATTGTGCATCTTCGTATGACAATTCTTCAACAAGACCAGTAAACTTTTCAACTTCAGTGTCAGTTAAACCTTCACTGATTGTCTTAACGATTTCAGCACGCTTCTGTTCAGCGATAGTCTTAGACATCTCGATGTTAGTTGCAACTTGCTCATTAAGTTTTGTTTCAAGTTCTTCAATCTTGCTTTCCATTTCGCCAAGCACATCGAAACGCTCTTCAGGAACATCGATGTAGTGCTCTTCGAATAGGTTCTTCATACCAGCCACGAAACTCTCAAGAATTTCAGACTTCATTCCACGCTCTAGGGCAATTTCATTATCTTTCATCCACTGCTCAGCTACATAGCCGAGATATCCATCAACTTGTTCAACAAGACCCTCTACATTCTTTGCAACTTGCTCAGCAAGTTTGCTTTCGAATTCTTCTTCTAAACGAGCAACTTCACCCTTAACACGAGTCATAACTGCAGCTTCAAAAATTGTAGCTGCTTTTTGTTTGAACTCTTCTGTTAATTCTTCACCATTTAATAGTGCGTCAACATCTTCTTTAACGCTCTTTAGGTGAGATGCTTCAGGTGCGACTGCATTTTTAGTCGCTTCGTTTGGTTTCTTAGAAGTGCCACCTTCTGCTTCTTTCTCATCCTGAACATTGTTTTTAGCATTGTCTGGATTTGGATTTTCTGCAGCAGGTTTAACTGCTTCTTCATCAACTAATTCTTCAGTGATCTCTTCTACAGTCTCATCGGCTACTTGCTCAGCAAGTTTTGCCTTTTTAGATTCTGCTAAGATTTCAGCAATTTTTTGTTCGATTGACATCGTTTTCTCCTGTAACTGGATAGTTCTGTTATATTATTTATTATTTATCTGATTTTACTCAGAAACTTTTGGAAAGCGACTATCTTTGCTTCCTCTAGATTTCGAGAAGAAGTTTTTCTGATAACAGCTTTAACTTCCTCAATATGTTTTTCCACAAACTTTCCATCAACGAATACCCACTCTTTATTCTCCATAATGCCTCTAACATAAGCGTCAGGAGCAGAAGGGTCGGCAACGATGTCAGCTGCAGTGGACAGCATAAAATCGTCTTGAACAACTTGAATACCATCCTCATTCATCTTGAGGGATCCAAGTGCTCGACTAGAAACACCAAGATTAGCACCGCCATCTAAAAGACCACGAGCGATCTGACCCATTGGGGTTTCGAGAATCTTTGCTTTACCGATATAGTTAGTGCCTTCTTTTCTTAAAGAAACGATCAAATGTGATACACGATCTAAATTAATAGATGGAGTATCTGGATGACCTAGTTCACCATAGGCACGATTATTTTCGACTTGTTCTTGTAGGTAACGAGCAACTTCTTTATCCATAACTGATTCTGGATACATGCGTCCGTTACGATTTTTTAATTCTGATTGAAGGAATACACCTTCAATAAAATACTCTTTACCTTTACCTAGTTTGCTTTCAGTAACTAGATTAACTTTTTCTGTAACTTCTCTAATGAGTCTCATAATTGTTATACCTTATCTGGTGAACCACTTAATGTGGTAGATGCACCAACACGAG